CCGAACCGCAACGACGCGCTCGGTCTCCGAGATCTCATGGGTGCAGTTCTCGCACTGATATCGCGACCGGTGCGGATGCTCCTTGTCGACAATCAGGTTCTCGAAGAACTGGACCTGCTCGAACCCGCACTCCGGACAGCGGATGTTCCAGAACCTTTGGTCAGACCGCCGGAAATCCCGGTCGATCCGGCAATGCCCCGGACCTTCCCCGTTCTCCTCTCCCGTATCGATCTCCGGCGTCGAAAGCGCGAAGATCTTGTAGGACTTGGTCCGCCGGAACGCCGTGAAGCGCCCGAAATAGAGCGTTTCCGGATCCGCACCGTTGGGCAGTTCCTTCCACTTGCTGACCTCGTCCTTGACTCCGAACCGACAGGTCTTCGACGATAGGTCCATGACCGTGTTCGCGTTGGCCAGGTAGATCGCGCCACCTGCAAATTTCTTCTCGTAGGTGGTCGATCCTACACCCGAACGGCTGGTCGACGGATAGATGACGGTCTTGCCGGTCTCCTCCTGCCACTCATCGATGAGCGGCTGCAGCTTGCCCGAGTTCATGTCCTGCAGCGCATCGATACCCGGTACCGCAAACAGGATATTGTCCGGCGACACCTCCGCCAGATAGAGCGACCACGCCAGACCCAGGATCGACACCCCGGTCTGCTGAGCCTTTCTGACCGTCACATGATTGCACGGATGCTCGATCGACAGGCAATCCGCGATCTCAAGCAGATACGGCGCATCGGCTGCCGACCACAACTCACCCTTGAGCGGCCCGTCCACCAGAATGATGTTTTTGCCCAGCCAGTTCCGGAACGTCTCCGGTCTGGTTGGCCGGATGGCCTCGGCAAGCGTGGCGAAGGCCATCCGCTCGGCGCCAGGATGACGAATGACGTGAACGGTCACGCCTCGGTCTCCTCGATTGCCGGATCATGCTCCCGCGCCTGGACCGCGAGGTTAGCCAGCAGCTCGGCGATCTTCATGTTCACCTCGAAGGCTTTCTCTCTGAGCGCCACCCGCAACCCGTGAGCGCCTTCCTTCGAGACCGCGAGCGCAAGATCGTCAGCCGAGTTCGGTAGCCTTGCGACCGTGCTCTGGATCTCCCGGCCGGCCCTGACGAGCGCTTCCGCCAGCATGTCAGCGCGAACCAGGTTGCCTGCAACTTCCTGCTGGCGCAGCCGCTCCCGCCCGACCTTGAGCCAGGCCTCCTGCCGCAATGCCTCGTCGCGCGAGTTCTCGGCCGGCCCGCTCTGTGGCTTCGAACCGGCGGAGGATGGCGACGACGCACGAGCCGCGGAGACTTTCTCCGACGATGCAAACCGCTCGCGAAGGTGATCGAAATGCGCCAGGCTGAACCGGACGATCCTCCCGCGCCCGTCGCGTTCAACTGGCAAGCCCGACTTCTCGGCCAGGTCGCGCACCAGTTTGGTGACCGCCTGCTTGGTTACCCCGTCACGCTCGGCAACATGGGCAGGCGCAACCATGATCTGATCCATGACGCCTTTCACCAGCTCCCTTGTTCAGTCTGACAACTCACCCCAATCACCTGACAACCCTGACAACCCAACTTTGCGGACAGCCTGACTGGCCGTTTTCCGGGAGCTTTCCCGCCCGCGCGGGGTGGGAGGGGTGAAACGGTCCCTAACCCCGGGGGGTGGGGCGCCGGGCCGGGTTGGTCAGCTGACGACGCCCTTGGTCAGGCGGTTGATCTCGTGGTCGAGGCGCTGGGGCAGCACGCGGGCGACCGTTGAGCGGAATGCATCGCGGGTTTCGCCCTGCACCATTTCGTTGGGGATGATGACGCCTGACTTCTGTTTTTCGATCGGAAACCTCGAAGCACCAACCCGGGCAAACACCTGTCCGTTCCAGCCGGGCTTGACCACGCGGTTGGGCCACCAGCCTGCCCGCATGAACGTCGAGGCGAACACTGTGCGCTTGCCGAACGGAGCTGCACTTACACCTGCTTTCGTTTCCCGAGCGCCGAAATACTTCAATGACACGTCACCGCCATGTGCGCTCATCCGATAGACCAGCGTTTGCGGGCTCGACCGCGAAACCTTCACCGCCTTGACGATGGTTGGACGTTTCAGCCCAGTCTGGCGCGTGAGCTTCTGGCGAACCTGCGTTCGCGCCATATCACCCGTACGATTGACAGCCCGGTTTGCGGCCTGGCGCATCTTCTTGCTGCCAAGGGTTTTCAGCGCATTGTCGAACCGCTTGAGGCTTTCGACATCCTGCCATCTGATCTGCAGCGACATTGATACCTCGGCAAACAAAAAACCCGCCGGCGGCGTGTGGGCCGAGGCGGGCTGAACTTTTCCTTTTCAGGGTGAGATGACCATTGTCAACTTTGTGCCGCAGGTCAAGAAAAAAGCGACAAAGCGTGAGAGGGGTGTCAGAGCCAAGACTGGACACCTTCAGGCTGACCAACGGAATTGCGAACACGGAATAACGCCCAGAAAAGTTGGATGCCGTGCGGATTTCTCCTCCTTCAAAACTGAGCTACCGATTTGATCCGAGAAGATACGAATGTTAGGTTAGCCACGTCAGTTGTTTGATGGGACAAGCGCAATGACACACTTCGCATATACAGCCCTCTTAAATTATTCAGAAGATTTTGCTTTTCGACGCATAGTATCTGTACCGTCAGACTGGCCGGACTGGGACAATGATGACCAATATGAGCCCGGTGACGCCGGCTTGACGACTGGGCCATATCTCGGAACTGTGATGATCAATGGAGTGCTATCGCCTGTGTTCCAAGGCAAAAACCGGGACGGAGTTTACGATGGCTACGTCGTTATCTATCCTGGTCCGGAGCTTGCCGAAAGCGAGATACCCTCGACGATTTCACCTCCCAAGAACGAGGTGTTTCGCTTTGGAGAGAACTCCGAATTCGCCTCTCTTGAAGAGCTTTTTGCCACCAACACTGAAGCAGCCAAGGGTATGTCGGCCGCGTATTCAGTGCTGCTTGATGGCGTGCCAAGCCAAGCCGGCTTTAGAGCGCTCATCGAGACGTCCTTGTCGACCAATTTTGGTGCCGGTGCCGGCCCCGTATTCAACGAAGAGAACATCTTCATCAATCTCGTAAATAACCTGGTTCAGGGGAACACCACTGCCAAAGCTACTTTCGACGCACTGGCCACGGGGTCCACGCTCGCGGAAAAGATCGGCTCTCTCTATATCGAGATCATTCCAGGAGAAGCTCGAACCGTTGAAGGCCTTGCGTTTCTAACCCGGCCCGAGGGCATTGCCTTTTACCAACAGGTGGCATCGGAACGCGGTGTTGCCGGTGACGATGGCGCGGCCATAATCGCACTTGCGTCCCTGCTGAGGATCGCCGTCTCCCAAGATATCGGCATCGGTAACGCTGTCAACGATCTGGTGAAGGCTGTGGCTGCCGGGTCCCACGCAATCCCAGAAACCAGCACCAGTTTTACTGATATCGAACTTGCCGATGGAACTCAGTTTGACATCGACGACGGCCCGGCTGCACGCGCATCAGAGCAAAGAGCCGTCCACTATTACACGCCTGAAGACAGCTCCCTTGGGAACAGCGACCCAATGGACCTGGTTGGCCTGGCGCCTGACATGCAAGTAGATTGGACTTGATCCGTCTTGCCACGCACCTAGAGTATTTCCGGCAACTGTACCCCTAGGGTCGAAACCGATGGAGCGGACTCAAGGTCAGCCACTTCAGCAGCGCTGGCATAGACTTCAAATTCATCGGCATAAGGCTCCATGGTTTCAGCATGCGCTGTAAAGGCCCTTGCCAAAGCCGCTGCGTCATCGGCATCAAAGGCCGTGCCATCAGCAGTTTCAAGTGGGGTAAGCGTGGTCCCGGTGGCCGGGATGGCAGCGTTTCCGGCAGCAACGGCCTTGACCAGGTCGTTGACCGAATTGCCGATCCCGAAATCGCCCGTGACCGCAATCTTGAGCAGCGATGCCAGTGAGACGATTGCCGCACCGTCGGTTCCGGCAACCCCGCGTTCGGCTGCAACATCCTGATAGAACTTCAGCCCGTCTGCACGGGTGATGAAGGCAAGACCATCTGCAGACTGTTGAGATGCGGGAATGATCGAATTGTAAAGTGAGGTCACCTTCTCCTGAAGGCTGCTGCCAGTGGCCAGCGCATCAAAGCGGGCCTTTGCGTCCGCATTGCCCTGAACGAGGTTATTGACCAGATTGATGAAGATGTTCTCCTGATTGAACACAACTCCTGCTCCAGCACCGAAGTTGGTCGAGACGGCGCTGTTGATCAGAAATGAGAAGCCTGCCTCATTCGGCACGCCTGCTTGCAGCACTTCATAGGCCGAAGCCAGGCCCATGGCCGTATTCGGATTGGCGGCAAAAAGCTGCGGGAGTGTCAGTGTTTCTCCAAGATTCACGATCTGGTCACGGAACTCAAGGCGATCGGCATCCCAGACAATATCCACGCCATCGCGTCCGCCGATGGCATCAGTGACCGTATAGGATCCGTTCGTCTCCTTGACGACCGTGTATTCGGAGCGATCGCCGGTGAAGCGTACCGTGTCGAAACCTGCTCCCGCGTAGATGGTGTCATTTCCACCATTTCCGATCAACAGATTGTCCGTTTCATTTCCGACCAACTGGTCGCTTCCGCTGCCACCTATTGCGGTCTCGATCACGGATCCGTAGGCAACGACAAGATCTCCCGAACCGTTGATCGAAGAGAAAGCACCCTGGCGCAGATCAATCGTCACGGCGCCTGCAGTGTTGCTGTAAATGGCATCCACCCCTGCAGCGTCCCAGATGACTGTTCGAGGAGCGCCCGAGACGGTCGTGTAGACATCCGAGCCAGTTCGCGTTGCCGTGTTTGCACCCCAAAAACTCTGCAGTGCCGCATAATCATAGAGCATATAGGTGTTCGGCTCCGCCACCTGGCCGGGCTCTCTGATGTAGGACATCAGGGTATACTGCTCATTGTCTTCCGCTGTTGGGAGAAAAGGGCCTGGAGGATTATTGCCGCCAACGTCATAGTCGCCGGGATGTTTGAGGCCCAGGGCATGCCCTATTTCGTGAAGCACGAAATCAAATTCATGCGGCGCGGACAGGTCCCGCGCTGCATTGAATACCGCCTGTCCATTCCACTGGTCGCCCTGATACTGCCACCTTCCCCGGCCTCCACCGGTACTGCTCGGATCATTAAGATAAAGATCGAAAGCCTTGAAGAAGCTGATGTCGGCGTTGGCTGAGCTGGAGGTATCGAGTTCAACAAAGCTGATATTCGTGAATTCGGACAGGTGGGCCAGCGCAGTGCGGAAGGTAGCGACTTCAGCGGCAGAAAAGCCCGTAAAACCGCCACCCACGTCAGTCCATCGGAAGTCAGCCGTTGCATCAATCTCGAATTTGTAAGTGAATGTTGTTTGCTCACCCGGCGCTTTCCACGAAGTCAGTCCAAAATTATCAGCCTGCAACAATGCGTCGACTCTCGTCGCCAGTTCCGCTGTCGTCAGTGTCGGCACCTTCAATCTCCTCTAAGAATTTCATAACGCCAAAGTTGTGCAATATCGCAAACACATGATCGATGGTAGGCATGACTCTGTATTCGATCAACACCAAATCTGGATGAAATCAACGCGTTGGCCACATGATACGGATCTACCCACGGATTGATTTGATCCGGAGGATAACCATGGCGCGACCGTGGGAACTTCGGCGGTCAGTTCATGGCTTGAAAGCCGTCCAGCAACCTCTCGCGCCACATGGCGCACCGCCAGCGCCCAGACCATGCGGCGAAACCGGTCGATTGCCAGACCAGCCACATCTTCGGTCAGGCGATACTTGCGATAAGCTCCAGAGCGTGGACGATGGCTGCGATAGTTGAAGCCGTCCACTTCCCGCTCAATCGGGTTTCCATAGGCATCCTGCCCCGGCTGTTTCATGAACCATGCCGGCTTGCCTCCCCGCATCACCATGGCCCGTCCCGGCTCCTCACCGCGCCAGTCCGGCTTGCGGCCGAGCACGGCGCGGGCGATCAGCATGGCCTGGATTTCCTGTCCGGTCATTGCGAGCAACCGCGGCCGCACCCGCGCGACACACGCGGCCACCAATCCGTCCGCGTCCGCCCAATCGGGAAACGGCGACCAATCATCGCCGATCGAGATCCGCGCATCGGCGAGCCCCGCCACCGCTTCCCCCACCAGAAGCGCATCCGGGTGCGGATCGCCCTCATCCATGTAGGCCGGCACAACGCCATAGCCGTTGATCGACGCATCGATGACCGTGCCGAGAATGCCGAGCTCATAGACCATGCCCCAGGATGACGAGGTGGAAGCGCCGAGCCCGCCGCCCGGACGCTCCGCCTTCGGCAGCTCATGCCTATAGGCCCATTCGAGCAACTGGATGATAGCAATCTGTTTCATGGCATTTTGTCCTGTTTCGAGTGCTTGCTTCCCAGTTTCCGCCCCTTGCCTCCCATTTTCGGAAGCTTGCCTCCCTGATCCCTTCTTGTAGCCTTCGGCTATCCTGTTGTTATTGTTGAATTTTGAAAGAAACGCAGGGTAGGTAGGGAGGATAGGGAGGATAAAGACGGCGTACGCATACAAGGCTTTGACGTGATTGATCCGTTCACCCTGACCCTTTGAACAGACACGCGCACACGCGCGCGCCGCAATTATCCTCCCTATCCTCCCTAGCCGCATAAAACATTGATATCCCTGACCCTTTGAGCGGGAGGCAAGCCGGAAAAATCTCCGCTACCCTCCCTCGCTGCCCGCCAGCCCCCCGGGAAACGAGGGATTGGCGGCGAGAAATGGGTCTGCCCACCTGCGATGGGTGCGGGTTCACAGGCTCACTGGTCGCCATAACCATCCCCTCCGGTGGAGCTGTCAGCGCCGCGCGGCCTCAGATACTCCTCCCGCACGGTGATGCCGACATAGCGCGTGGTCGAGGATTTGTGCTTGCGGAAGGCCCGCATCAGGCCGTCAGGCCCTTCCCACTGCTTTCTCGCATAGTCGGGAAAACGCCGCATCAAGGTCGATTTCTTGAATTCCGGCTGCCCCTCACGCGCAGCCCAGTTGGCGTATCCGATGCAGATGTCATCGGGCGTGGCTGAATCATGCTCCTGGCCGGTGACGATGCAGCCGGCGCGGATGAACGCCCCTATCGGGTCGCTGTCTTCCCGGTACTCACTGGTTGCCGCACTCACCCGTTCCGGCACGGCAAGGCCGAGTTCGAGATAATCCAGCGCGCCACGCACCAGCCAGGCGAACACGCCCTCGCGCTCGGCCCGCAGTTTTTCCGGCAGGAGCCGATCAACCTTGCCCTGCTCGATCTGGATCTCCCAGGGCACCAGCAACACCCGTCGCCAGATGCCGTCAGACGTGTCGCGGATCACCGGCTTGTGGTTGCCGACCATGACGATCTTGAACTGCGGGATCACCTCGATGAACTCCTGCTGCAGCCGCCGCACCGGAATGCGCTCGCCACCTGTCAGGGTCTTGATCAGTGATTCCTTCAGATGCACGCCGCTTTCAGGCTCACTGGCCGCCACCATCCGCGCGCCGGGCAACCGGGCAAGGTCAGGCGTGGCCTCGGCGCCAGAGCGCCGTCCTTCGCCCGCAAAACTGTCAACCGACAGTGTGACGGCATAATTGCCCATCACGTCCGCCATCAGATCGATGAAGGTCGATTTGCCGTTCCGGCCCGCGCCGTAGAAGAACAGCAGGCACTGTTCCTTGGTCAGGCCCAGCAGGCTGTAGCCAAAGAACCGCTGCAGGAAGAGCCGCACCGCAGGGTCAGGCTGCACGGTCTGGAAAAACTTGTGAAACTCCGGAGCCGGCGCATCAGGCACATAGGCCACCTGGCCGAGCTTGGAGATGTAGTCGCTTGCCCGGTGCGGATCGAGGCGCGCCTCCCAGCGGTAGCGCGGATCGGCCGGATCGCTTTCTTCATCTTCCACCCGCACAAAACGCAAGGTGCCATTGGGGCAGTTGAAGGCATATAGATCGGTGTTCATGTCGTTGACCATGCGCGCCACATGCGGCGCTGCCTCGGTCAGCTGGTTGTTGATCTTCGAGGTGCCGGCGGAAGACTTGGCAAACCGATGCCGCGCCGAGCGGCGGCCCTTGACGGTCTTGAGCGCGTCGTCGCCCGCCTCTTCGGTTTGTTCAAGCTCCAGCCAGCGTTGCGACTTTTCTGCCGACCAGTCCTTGGCCGGGCGGCCCATCTTGATCCGCTCCTTGCGCGCCGTCTGGCCCGCCTCGATCAGCGTCGCCTCTTCCTCGGTCGCAGACATGGCCATGGCCTCGTCATCGATGAACTCGGCAACCTTCTGCGCCAGCGGCCGCACCACCGAGCCGTCCTCATCTTCCTTCCAGTGCTTGCCGTCAAAGCCATGCCAGCCGACGCGCGCCACATGCAGGATGCGATTGCCATAGCGGATCAGAAGCCGCCGCCCGTTGCCGATGTCGGTCTCGGGCTCGCAGGCGCATTCAGCGAGCTTCTCCTCGGCCGTCAGTTCCGGTGCATCGGGATCGGTTACATCAGGCCCGGGCATAGCGGGAGATTTGGAGGGAGGAGGCGCGCCTTGGTCCGCTGAAGGGTCCGGGTTTTCCGGCGATGCCGGCGCATGCCCCATCGCATCAAGCTGCGCCTGCACGGATGGGGGTATTTTGATATGCTTGTTCACGCCGCCTCACCCCGCGCATTGACGATGATTTCGGCCCAGTCGCGCCCTCGCGGCGGCCAGACGGTGCCAACCTCGATGCCGGGCGCGATCAGCCCGGCGCGAGCCTCGGCGCGGGCCATGTGGGCGGCGGTCCAGACCGGTTCGGAATCGCCATCACCGAGAAACAGAAGCTCACGGACATGGGGTCCAAGCGGGAACCCCTCATCCAGCCGCTCCGGGTCCGGCTCCGGGCTCGGCATCATAACCGGGCGGGCAACGCCGTTCGCATTGACCTTCGTGTCAGTCGGATGGGCGAAGCGCCCGGTGCGGGCAGCAGCGCCCGCCAGGTTGCCGATGTCGCCGGCTGCGGCATAGAAGGTCGAAAGCGCCGTCGCCTTGTCATCGTCCAGTTCGGCCGCAAACCAGGCGGTAACATTCTCGATCCCCTCACCCACAACCCAGCGCGCGGCGCTCATCTCGCCCGCGATCGGCAGCAGCCCGCCCTTTTTCGAGCCGCGCATCTTCTTGGCGGGCAGAACTTCCCCGATATCGGGACAGACCAGACGCGGCCGAAACTTCGGAACTTCGCCCATGTCGATCCATGTCTGGTGAATGCCGATCAGCTGGCCCGCACCATTGACAAAGGGCAGCACCATGGCCGGACCGCACCAGATGTCGCGGGCAAATCCGCGCTCATCCTTTCCATGCCAATAGGTGAGCCGTTCGACAAAACGCACTGCTGCCAGCTGCGAACAGGCTTGCGCCGTCAATCCGGCCCGCCCCCGCAGATATCTCCCCGCGTCGGTGCCGCCGAGTGCGGTCTCGGCCGCCTCGTAAATGCCGCGGCATTTGGCCAGTTCTTTCTCGCGGAAATCGCCGGCCTGCTTCTGGCGCTCCGCCGCCTCGGCCTCGGCCCGGGCCTTGAGCTTCTGCGCTTCGGCCTCGATCTCGGCGCGTCGTTCATCGGTCAGCCGTTCGGCCCCGTCGGGCACCGCCTCGCCCAGCACCGCACCACAGGCTTCGAGGAACTCCTCGCGGCGGCTCACTTCAAGTCCATGCAGATGCGCGGCCATGCCGATCGCATCGTTGCCACCGATGGCGCCGCCCCGGCAGTTCCACTTGTTCTTGGCCGTGTTGAGCGCAAAGCGGTCCTTGCCGCCGCAGCGCGGGCACGGCATAGCCTGCTCCGCTGCCCGGCCCTTGAGCGCGATCCCGAGGCGGGGCGCTGCCTCCGCAATGGACACCTCGCGGGCCCGGGCGACGAATAGCTCGAGGATCTCGCTCATTCAGCGGCCTCCGCGCTCTCGCCGCGCACTGCGGCGATATCGTCGGACCCGGCCACGCGCAGGCGACCGATGCGGACAAGCGCATCGATGGCCTGGTCAAGATCGTAGACGTGAGGCTCCGAGCGCACCCAGCTCTCACGGGCATGGGTGATGAAGGGAGTGCCGGGGCGTGTGCCGCGCAGCTGATAGGCCGAGGTGATGCAGCGGACATTCTCCAGCCTGTCCGGCCGCAAGCCGTGCGCGATTGCCGCCTGGTGGCAGTGCCAGAGCGAGGGCGCGATGATGTAGAGCGGACGCTGCGCTGGGTTGATCCGGGCCATCATGGCTTTCCCCTCCGCCCAGCCGCAACCAGAACATCCTCGGCAAGCGCGTCGAGGCGGCACCTGCCCGCAAGGGTAATCGTCACCTGTGGCGGCAATCCCGGGCGGAGCTTGCGGCGCACCCATTTGCGGCTTTCGAGCTCGCGAAAGCGCCTTCGGGCCGTTTCAAGACCGAAGCCACAGGCCTGGCAGAGCACGTCGAATGTCATGTCGAACGGGTGCTCGCGACCACTGCCGGCTTTCGCCCTCAGGGCATCGACCGCCAGCAACGCCTCATCGAGCGCCCGCTCCACCGCCATCTTCGGCACCGGACGTCTTAGCAGGTCAGACCCCGGCTTTCGCTTGGTCTCATCTGGCTCTCCACGCGGCGCGATCGGCCGGCAGCGCATGTCCCGGATTGCCTCGATGCTGCCCACATCCATGGCCAACGCCTTCGAAATGTCTTCCAGCCCCTCACCCGCTTCCAGCATCAGATTGACCGCTGCCTTGCGCTCGGCAGGCTCCATACCCTCGAAATTCGGCGCAATGGACGCGGGATCGCCGAAATATCCGGCAGGCAACCGCGCCGGAATATGCGGAAACGGCCCTATGAACCATGAGCTTCCGCAGCCGTTCATCGCACCACCTCCGGGCCCGTTTCGTGGGCATCAACGGGCCGCAAGGCTCCCGTGTGGCGCCGCACCAGATCGAGCACGCGGGCGATATTGGATTCATGAAGATCGACTGCAGCGGCAATCTGTTCATGGGTGTAGCCAAACTGCCAGAGCAGCACGATGGCATGCTGCTTGACCTGGGATGGAAAGCCGCGCGCGGGCTTGCCGGTTATCAGTCGCACGCTCATGAGATCCTCCGTTCACTGATCACCATGCCGCCCACGGCGGCTGCGAGGCTTGAATCAAGCCCGGACTGTGCGTGGTTCCGCGCTGCCCATTCGGCCAGTTTGTCGAGATCCTCGGCCGACAACCCGACGAGATCGCCCAGCCCCCGCCGCTCGATGAAGGCCCACTCAAGCGCCGAGCGGAACTTGCGTGGCTCGAACCACGATCCGATCACCTTCGCGCCGGATGGCAGCGATCGCACCTCGTCGATGCGGGTCATCACCCGGCACCAGGTCGGCGCAGCCTCGACACCGAGAACGGCCAGAATCGCGCGACGCGGGTGATTGGTGATGATGGTGAGGCGGGGCCTCATTGTTTCACTTGCTCTGCATTGAGCCGTCCCGGGCCAGGCTGGGCCGTGCGGATGATGGTTTCGAGCGTGATGACCTTGAAGCCGCAGGAGACGCACTCCCGCCGCCGGCGCTGGCCGCCATGGGCCGGGCGGCTGTCAACGGTCTTGAACATGCGCTTGCCGCATCCGGGGCAGTGCAGGGCTGTGGGCTTTTCATCATTGTGGACAAGAGTGCGCACGCTCATGCTGCGCTCCTGTACAAGTTTGCATTGCCAATGGCGGCTGCTACCGTCTTGCAAGGAGACCGATCATGCCAGATGCAGAGCACAAATCTGTTGGCGACAAGCCGGCTATTACCGAGACGCAATGGCAAGCCGCGGCTATTGCTACTGCTTTGCTGTCCGTCATTCTGGGCATCGCTGGGTCGTTTTGGATCTTGGGTCTGGCTCAAACTGCCGAGATCACGCCAGATGATATGGCCTCCCGAGGCCGGGCGCTGACCCCGATCGGCACGTTCTTGATCGCAATCGTAACCTTTTGCACGGTCGCTTGGCGCGCCAAGGTGACTGAACGCCAGGCCGACGCGCAGGAGCGACAGTTGGTGAGCATTGAGCGGCAGGCTGCAAGCGCTGATGAGAACAACCTTGCAATCCTTTTGCAGAAAGGTGCTGAACTTATCGAAGAGAAAAGTCTGCAGAAAAACATGGCTGGAATTGCGACACTCGGAGCTGTGGTAACGGCCGAAAACCGAAGGTTTGGCGCGGAGGGGATGTCCCTTCTCTCGCGCTACTTGGAAAAGAGGCACTCCAAGAATTTCACGACTCACCTGCCTCGGGCCGCCAAGCGAGCGCTCAAAGACGGTTTCAGAAATGGCAACAGCACAACCGCGATTCTGTACATAGATGGAGGTGGCAAGGCCGTAAAATGGGAACCGATATGGGGGGTGCGTAGAGTTGAATTTCGCAATGGAACGGTCACCGATCTTCCCAAGAGTTTCGGAAAATGCTCCACTCCTCACAAGTTCTCCAAAGTGACGTTCAGACAAATCAAGATTGCTGTTAGATCGGCGATCTTTGACGAATGTCATTTCGACCAATGCCAGATCATCGAGTTCGAGACCTATGGCGGTGATCGAAACACTTATGATCGCTGTAACTTCAGCGGATGCCGCGTTCATTTCGATCCGCACGACGAAGGCATCGATCTCTCGAGTTTGTCTAATAGCGAGAACTACTTTTACGCAGAAACGCCACCGCTCCAGCCGGCGGATTTGGAGAGTTTTGACTGGGGTCGATACTTGCGTGAAGAAAAAGGCATTCCCTTTTTTGAAGACGACGACATCACTTGAGGAAGTCGGCACAATAAAGTGTGCGTGCATCAGCCCCTCCCCGCGTGTTTCCGTACGAACGGAAGCCTGCCCTCGACCGCGTCCATGGCGGCGACATCGGCGAGAGGAAGACGGCGACCGGCTGTGTGGAACGAGGGCACGGCAGCGCCGGGAAAGGCATCCGGCCAGCCGGGCTGGCGGCGGAGAGGCGCGACAGCTCGCCCTCCGTCGCCTTTTGCTGCGGACAGATGGTCTCCGTCCCATCCGCAGCAATCCGTGGAAACAACCTCGGCCATCACCTGCCCTCCCCGGCCACGACCTTGAGGTCGCCAGCCCGCACGTGGGCGAGCGTCTGGCGCAACTCGGAGAGCCCGCGCTCGAGCACCGAGACCGCGCGATCGACATTGAGAGCTTCTGCCGGCGTCACCGTGCCATCGGCGAGCGCCAGCGCACCGGCGCTCATCACCTCGCCCGCATGGCGCACGGTCTCGGCATAGGCCGACAACACATCGGCATTGCGCTGGCCGCGTTCGGTTTCATCAGAAAGCCTGCGGCCGTTGAGCTCGGCCATCACGCTGGTGATCAGCGCGACGCCACAATTCTCTTCCAGCATCAGCACCGCGTTGATCGGCATCAGGTCGGTGTCCTGGGCGTTGTTCCAGCGGCCGACATGGCTTTTCGAGATCGAGGTAATCTCGGCCACGCGCTCGATGCCGCCCGACAAATTGATCAGATCGCGCTGCGCCGCCTTGATGCGGTAAAACCAGGCATTCTTGAGCATCACGCGGCCTCCAGTAGCCAATGGCGCGAAACACCACGGCTGCACTCGAATGTGCCGCCGTTCGGCTCGCCGCCGGAAAAGGTCTTTTCGGTAGAAAGCTTCCAGCCCCCTCGGGTGCCGGATGGATTGAGCCTGCTCACCCGGGCCTCGACTTCACGGGCATCCATGTCAGCCGGAGCGCAGACGCTGCAGCAGAAAAGGCCCTCGGCATAAACTACGACATCCATGATCCACCTCCTTCCGACGTGGCTCTTATTTCGGCTTCAATCAGCCCCGACGTTGGCCGGGACAAAGCTTTCCCGTTCCGGGAAAACCCGGTTCACTTTCCCGTAGTGGGAAAGCCATTCAGATGGTTTGATCAGGCCAGTTACGGCGGAGCGCGCAGCGGCCTGAAGAGCTGCAGCCCGTAAAACAGGAAAGGATGCATCCGATGCCGATACCATCGCCAGCCGAGCAGCTTGTCGTGAAGGAGGTCGAATGCCTGCTTCTGAAGGAAGCCCTGGTAGAAATGGCCGTTGCGTTCGGCCGTCTCGATTTCGGGGCCTGTGACCGCGCGGTCGACAATATCAGACAGATCATCCGAGAGTTCCCGGTCCGCACAGTTCTGAATGCGGTCGCAGGCCCGCACACTGCGGCCCTCGGGATGGATATGAACGATCTTGCGCAGCGCGGCTTCGGAAGCGCGGCAGGATCCCTGGACCAGGCGGCGCGCAAGGCGCTTCGCCGTCTTCGCCCGTGAGCGGTCCCATTTGCCCATCCCGGTGGGCGGCCCGCCTTCCCGCAAGGGCTCGTCAAGCACATCAGCATAGTGGATCAGGCCGCGGGAGCAGCGCAGCCCATGCAGCGCCACATGCCGCCGCCGCGTCCGATCAAGATCACGCCGGCTGTGGCCGGTGGCAAAGGCGCAAAGCGCATCGTCAAGACGGCGGAAGAGCAACCGGGTCATTCAGCTGCCTCCGGGGTGTCTGGTTGCAGGACCCGGATTCGAACCGGGGATCCCGTGGTTATGAGCTACGTGAGATAACCTCTTCTCCATCCTGCAGAATTGTGATCGGGGCGCACTCATTCAGCGGCCTCCGTGGTGAAGCGTTCGGGGCGATTGGCCTTGAGCCAGTCAAGCCGCGTGGCGTGCATGTCGGCCGCGGTCACCGCACCGTCGGTTATCTCAATGATCCGGGAGATCATGTCGGCATCCGGTTGCCGCTCTCCGGACATGATTCGGTCGAGCGTGCGGCCGGGATTGACCCCGCCAATACCGAAGCGCCGCGCTGCCGCGGCGACCGTCAAACCGTTCTCACTGATCCAAATCGACAACATCATAGTCGATATAAGCCATATCGGCTAATTCTTTGTCAAGTACAAATTAGCCGATCCATTTATGGAAGGTTGAGCCATGTTGGCTAATCATCGCTCCATGTCACAGAAATTCGCCACAGCCCTCAGGGCCGCGCTCAAAGAACGCAAGATCTCGAACGAGAAAATTGCCGAGATGATCGGCGCGCACCCAGTCACGGTCTCCAAGCTCCTAAACGGCAAGATGAAGTTCACTGAAGAGTGGATGGAAAAATTCGGCCAAGCTCTGGGAATGTCCACCGGGCAGATCATGGCTACCGGCGGAGAAGCTGCCCAACCGCCGGTTAATCCAAACCACCGGACGCCGGTCTACGGACTTGCTGCCGCGTCGATACGTGGCAACCTCACAATGACAAATGATCCGGTCGAGTGGGTCAAGAGCCCACCAGCGATAGAAACGGTGCGCGATGCCTATGCGGTCATTGTGACGGGATCATCGATGGAGCCACGCTACTACGCCGGCGACATCATATTCGTCAATCCGCACCGCCCTCCCCGTGCGGGCGATCATGTGATCATCCAGGAAGCGATGAATGGCGGGACATCGGTCTCGATCAAGCGGTATGAACGGCAGACGGAGACCGACATCATCACGACGCAGTACAACCCACTGGCCGAGGTCAAGTTCTCACGGGCGCAAATTACCGCGGTCCACAGGGTGTTGACCAACAATGAGCTGATTGGCGTCTAGGCGAGAGCGTCCCCTATCGGCAATAACGACGGTCACGCAAATCATTGCTCCCGCAATAGGCGGCAGCCATTTCGCGCCCAAATCTAGTCAAGTCGACTTCATCAGCATTCCTGAATGTGTAATCAGGCCCGAGTTCAAAATTCACCTTTTGAAGCTCCGCCAGTTTCCACACAATTACGGCAGCCTTCGAGAGGCCAGAATCATTGCCGTACTTGTCAATAGTCGCGACGTGCAACAACGCAACCAGCTCGATCAACCCATCATCATGCGGCCTTATTGCCTCAGCAATATCGCCTATCTTGGACCCGAAATCGAAGAAATCCAATCCTGCCGTCAATCCATTGGCCTTCAACTCGACTTGCAAGGCGTTACCGTTCATCCTGGCCATTGTGCGTACAGATAAGACATTGCGACCGCTCGCCTCGCGTGCTGCCGCGAGGAGGTCCCGATCCCTTTCGCGTGCTTGGTAGGCCAGCCATTCACCCGGTGTCTTGGCACCAACCTCCAGCGCCCTGCTGTATTCTCCGAAACTCGCAAATCCCGCCTTGGCCGCAACCTCTTCATCTACCGCGCGCTGAAGATCCGCCTCCCGCTGCCGCTCTCGTTCAATAGCCTCATCTGCAGCCGCCTTCTCCGCGCGATGAGCGGCCCAAAGAGCACCATTTTCATAGCCGGCCTGTATCGCACGTTCCATTTCTTCAATGCTTCCGAAGCCTAAAGCTCGGGCCTTGCTCATTTCGGCAGTACGGTCGGCAGGTTGACTTTCAGCCTTTGGCGCCGTCGCAGGTGGCGTCCATTGCCACAAACCGATGCCAAGCATTATTAGCCCGTAGAGAACAGATTTTGCGGCTATTGGTCGGGTTCGCCTGAACAGCACAAACACGATGCCAAGGAGAAACAAGACGACTCCAGCCAATATCAACAACAGATAGAAAACATTCATCAGCACCCCCCCAAGAAGCACACAACCTGTCGACGTGAGAACCACCAAAGGCAGACACCCCATCCGCCGCCATGCATCAAGCGACCAAACTTGCAATCATCGTGATCTACAACCTGACATCAATACAATAGCCATATCGGCTAATTCAGACTTGACAAATAATTAGCCATTATGGCTTAGTAGGCTTCATCGAATGTGTTGGAGCCCGTAATGATCCGCTATCAATCCACCTCACCCCGGCCATCCACCCCGCCCTGCCACACCTCGCTCGTCGATCGCATGGCCAGCGACATGCGCGAGATGGCCTTTGCCGGCGAGAATGTCAGCACCGAAACGCTGGTGCAGCGCAGCTGGACGCTCCCCACCGTCAAGCGCCTGTCGGCCGAGGCCATCGCCCGCGCCCGCCGCCAGAGCGTGCGGAGGGTGGCATGAGCGTCGATCTTACTGGACCGAACCTTCGCCGCTTGCCCGGTTCAAGGCTTCTCGCTGCAGCGTCCGCTCAAGTTCCTGGGCAAACTCCCTCACCTGCTGGTGGGCTGCCTGCATGGCAGCGGTTGGCGGAGATTGACTGGCCAACATTACCGCCATCTGTTCTTCGACAGGACGCAGGTATCTTGCCAGCGCAGTGGGCGGATGAGGCTGGTCTAAAGTCCACACCCACACAAGCCGCGCCAGAAGCGCCTCCAGTGCGAAGCTGTGCCCCTCAAGTCGGGCAATCCGTTCTTCATCGGTCATTCTCATTTCTCCAGTTGTTGCTCCGCAAGAGCATCACAACCCTAACGGGGAGACAAGCATGATCCCCTCCTCCATCACCATCATCGACGGCACCCGGCTCACCCAGGAGCGTGCCAAGGCGGCCCGCGGCACCGATGCCCCGGCGCTCGCCTCCCTTGGGGCAATCACCCTGTTCTTCATCGCGGCGGGTCTCGTCGCGATCGCCATGGGAACGTGAGGCCCGATCATGACCGACCTCACCCGCATTTTCATTCCCGGTCCGAGCGACGAGGCCAATGCGCGGCTGTTTGCCGATGCGCTCAGCGAGGGCTCCGACGCCGCACAGCGCGCCGCCCGCGCGGATTCCAGCCATCTGGCCGCCATGCTGGACCGGTTCACCGAGATCTCGCCCCGGCTCTGGGCCGCAATGCAGGGCGACATGCGCCACCTCATCGACGAGGCGCGGGCGCAGCGCGGCTATGCCGACATGGCCGACATCACCCGGCAGGGCTACTCGGAAGAGGCGATCGAGCTCTATCTCGCGCGCCAAAACCCGGAAGCCGCTCCGGCGCAGGCTGAAGGGGATGCGGCATGAGCCTCTCCCGCCTTGCCCCGGAACCGATCTGGTCCTTCCGGCCCGATGGCTCGGTGCGCGATCTGGCGTCACCCGACCCGGCCGAGATCGATTTCTTCGCCATGGCCAATGCGCTCTCGAAGATCGCCCGGTTCAACGGCTCCAATCCCGGCGTAGCCTATTCGGTGGCACAGCACTCAGTGATGGGCGCGGAAGCCGTGTTCAACGAGACCGGCGACGACCGGCTGGCGGCCTTCTTCCTGCTGCATGACGGCGAAGAGGCCTTGCTCGGCGACAAGCCGACGCCGGCGCAGCGGCTGCTGGTGGCGTCTATCCAAAACTGGGGACACATCGGACTGATGAGCCCGCAACACCAGCGCAAACAGATGAAGAAGCCCCAACCGGATCTGAGAAAGGCCGGTGATATGGCGCACTACTCCTGGGTATACATCAAGCAGAAATGGCGCGAGGCCGGATGGCTGGCCGCCGGGCTCGGGCTGCCCAGCGTGGCGCAGCAGGGCCTGATCGACGATTACGACCGCCGCATGTGTAACGCCGAAATGCTGGCTCTGTTCGGCCCGGCAGCGCGCGCCCAGGCGATCCCCGTTTCTCACGTCGCCCCGCTCAAACTCAAGGGCGGCATCAAGCCCTGGGCGGCGATGAAGGCCGAGGAGCGCTTCATTGCCTGCGCCAAGCGCTTCATCGGCGGAGACCTGCTTCAAGACCAACGCTCATGTCACGCCGCCCATGTGGCGCTCACCGGAAAGGACTGACCATGCACCGACCAAAAGGTCTCCGCCGAATCCTCGGCCTCGGCTCCGCCATCGCACGGCTGGCCGCCGTCGTGCCGCTCGGCGCGCGGGCGCACAGCATGAGCGAGAAGAAGCACGAGCGCCGGTTTGCCCGCCACACGCACAGGCCGAAGCACTACGACTCGATGCGCTACTCGGGCAAACGCAAGCGCCCGCGCGGCGCTTTCAGCATGCTGAAGAAGACCGAGCGGCTGCTGGCGAAGCTCGCAGCGGAGGCCCGGTCATGAAGCTTGAGAACCTCGACGCAATCCGCGAGCTGGCCGCCGGGCGCGAACGCAACACGGCCATCCTTGAGCGCATGAACAAAACAAACCCGCGCCTTGTGCTCGGCATTGGCACCGATTCCATCGAAATCGGTATGCCGCCTTCACTGCAGCGTCTGGTCGACGAAAGCCTGCGTGAAGCGCTCACCTCCCAGATCGCCGAGGCAGACGAAAAGCTCCGCGCACTTGGCGTGGAAATCTAACCCGGAAAGGAACCATCCAATGCAAATCCGTGAAGCCTCAATCCTGCTCGGCGCGCTGGAGGGCGGGGAACTGCTGTCGGCCGCCCCTGCCCGCTTCATCCCGGTGCACGCCGACGATGACGAGATCGACATGACATTCATGCTGAAGCCGATGAGGGTGTGAGAGATGTCCGAGCTTGACACCGGTCTCGATGACGAGTTGCCTGTGCCATTGAAGACGGCCTGCGCGCGGTATTTCGCCGGCGCGCTGACACCGTCTGCGCTGCGAACCGAAAACCGGAAGGGCAATCTCGAGATCATCCGGATCGCCAAGAAGGACTTTGTGACCGGCGCCGCCATCAAGAGGATGATCCTGAAATGCCGCGTCGAGCAAAAGCCCCGAGACTCTGGCTTCGGCCAGACACAAGAACATGGTTCATCAAGGACGGCGCCAGCCGTATCCCCACAGAATGCGCTGAGCACGATGTTGAACGGGCCGAAGCCGCCTTGCAAGCGCACCTCGCAGCCCAATACAGACCACCAGGACAGGGTAGTGCCGATCTCATCACAATCGCGGACACGCTGATTGTTTACCTGCAGGAGCGCGTCGATCGGCTCAAGGTGCAGGACAAGGCCAAGGCCGAGATTGCCAGGCTCAATTCCTACATGGGCCACCGGCCGGTTTCAGACATCCGAGGGCGACTCTGCCGAGAGTACGTCAAGCACCGCGGCACTGAAGCAGGGGCTCGCCGGGATCTCGAAACACTCCGCGCCGCCGTGCGCTACTACCACGCCGAATACGGCCTGTCGGTTCTGCCCACCATCACCCTGCCAGACAAGAGCCTGCCGCGTGAGCGCTGGCTGACACGATCCGAGGTCGCCGCGCTGCTTCGCGCTGCCCGCCGTACCGACAAGTGCGACCACCTGATCAGGTTGGTTTTGATCGGCGTCTACACCGGCACCCGTCTCTCCGCGATACTCAATCTGCAATGGCGTCCGAACACCATGGGCGGATGGATCGACATGGATGCCGGCATCATGCACAGGAAGGCGACAGGCGAGCGCGTTGCGCACAACAAGCGCAAGACACCCGTTCGCATCCCGAACCGCCTGATGCGATTCCTGAGAGCTTGGAGAGCCGCAGACCAGGGGCTGCCGTATGTGGTTCATTTCAGGGGGGAGCCTATCATCAAGCCGCACAAGGCGTTCCGGACGATCCGGGCGGCTGCAGGCTTGGGTGAGGACGTGACGCCGCACATCCTGCGGCACACGCGGGGTACCTGGCTCGCTCAAGCCGGCGTTCCAAGCGGCCAGGCGGCCGCCTCGCTGGGAATGACTGAAGCTGAGTACGAGCGCACCTATCTGCACAACGACCCGGCTTTTCAGGGGGCGGCAGCGGACGCCTATTGA